AAACACTTTCTAGACTTATCAGGCCCGACCCCGACAACCCCGACAAAAAGGCAAACATTTATATACTTCTTGCAGAAGATACGAATGATATGGAATTAACCAAAAACAATATATTTATCAAGTCTAAGATGCACGTGGTGAACATCAATGATATACTCGGAATTTGAAGGAATAGAAGAAATGGAAACGGGAGAGAAGGCTAAGTACCTTCTCGGAATAGTCAATAGATACACAGAAGTGATTAGGGTGGCAAAGGAAATGCTCGATACAGAGTGTCTGCCTGAGATAGAATCTTCCCTGGAATCTCACCCTGGATTCAATGTGAGAACGCGTACGACTTCTTCATTCGACAACGATATGCTGATGGTTGCATATTCTGATGTGTACGAGGACCTTTACGAGAAGGGGAAACTTGTTGCAAAGGCATCGGATTTGAAAGAATATGGGGAAGAAGTCGTTGCAAATCTTATCACAACCAAGAAGTCGAAGTGGTTGGAATACAAGTGAACGAAAGCTATAAATACAATCAAAAGGATGAGGAAGTATGTTAATCATTAATTGTAAAGGTGGAACTGGCCATAGGAAATGCCAAGATGGTATTTGTGATGTACAGAAGGGGACATCGGATAACGTAAAGTCTGATGTGGTTGAGAAGGATAAGGGGGAGGGAAAAATAATGGATGTTAAGAAGTATCTCGATGACAAGGTCGATGCCATATTCAATAGCGCATATTATGACCCTACGAAAATGTATGATGAAGTTAATAGATTATATTCCTTTTCTAAAGTCGAAGGTAAAGATAAAAATCAATGCAAATGTGTTTGTGGTAAGTCATCGACTTGTGGGTGTGGAACCACTCAATCAGAAAAGAAGGGTAGCGAATCAATTGACAACCCCAAAGGTACTCTCAGTATAGTACATGCTCCATCATATCATATATTTAGATTAAATGGACGGGTTATTCTTATCTATTAAGGTATGGAGGATGTTTTAAAGCTACAGGTACACTTAGTCAGATGAGTGGTTTAGTGTACATATTTGAAGCTATGAAATTAAATATCCTGGAAAATAAATGTGAGGGTGGGGTATTCACCACATCTGGAATCAAAGTGAAGCGATATGGCGATGGATGATATTGAAGGTGAAGAAGAAGGTAACTGTGGGTCTTTCGATTCCGAATCAGAAGGCGTGCTTCATATAGAATTCGGCCCAAGCGTTTCTGTATTTTCCACAGATGGTAAGCCATCCTATATTTCCAAACCGTCGTGGGATGAATTGAATTTAATCGAGGAGGGAAGCTTAAAATCGATTCAGATTACATTTGACGAATCATGTAGTACCCACTGCGATGAATATAACCTTTCCATTCAAACTCTTCGGTGGTTCTTTGATAAAGTATTTAAATGGTTAAAGCCAGGTGGGTCTATTGAAGTGAAAGCCAGATGTGATATAATGGACCGAATATGGCCTGAATTTGGGGTGAAGAAAGAATGACAATGGCAAGTGAAGGAGGTGGAAAATTAACGAATATCGTTAAAGTAAGATATGGTTCATCTCGTTCTGAATTCTATTCGGACTACACCCTATTATTTACTGCTAGACCCCCATGGGGTAAATTAGATTTATTCGAGGAAGAAAGCTTAGATAGTATTGAAGTTTCATTTGATGAAATGGAATACGTCAAACATGGCGATTATGAGCTGTATTCCTATAATCTTTCGTGTTTTTTCGACTGTGTTTATGGCTGGTTAAAGCCTGGAAGATATGTTAAGGTAATAACCGATGGCTGTAGAGTGGATTCTCTAATGGATAATTTTAAAATTTCAAAATATCCTCGATTCAACAGAAGTATTAGAGAAGTGGAGATGTTTGAGTTGCTTGGAATTAAGTCAAAAGATTGCAGAAATTGAATTTAAGAAAGGAAGTGGATATTATGGATTGTGAACCTAAAAATGTTATAAAGGCAAAATATGACTTATTTGGAGTTACATATTACGTTGGAGATAATGAGCCTTATTTTTCCAGGAAACTATACGAGGGATTACATTTATTCGACTGCTATGGAGTAGATGGAATTGAGATTACATTGGATTTAGATATACAAGAATTCAAAAGTAACGATATCTATTTCGACTGCTTTTCAGAGTACATTGAGCATTTATATGATTATGTAAGGCCAGAAGGATATATTAAAATAATAGCTCCTGGCGCGAAGATGAAAGATTTAATGAGTTTATTCAGACTAAACAGATATCCTTATATGTCTAGAAATATTAATGAAGATGGAACGTATGAAGTAATTGGACACACTAGGAGATTATAAATGGCAAGACCCAAATCTAAGAAGGAATCAGTAAATGCGGGCGAAACGACCCCAATCAAAGAGGAAGAGAGATTCGAGTTTGCTGGACCAGCATCGGGTCCCGATGTATTCCAGCGTGCTAAAAATCCCACTCTGGAAATAAGGGGCAATGAAACCATTGGAGATGTTGACCCTCCCGTCGAATCCACATCCATAACATCTACTGGGCACAGGATTTCAAAGCGGAACATCATGGATGGAAAGATTATCGAGTGTCTTGAAAGGACTATCTCGGAGATTCATAGATGTGAAGATTACATTTATTCCCATGCGGATGTTGATAGGATTTTCACCACATATAAGGAAGAGCTTCACACATACAGGTACAATCTAAGACAGCTTGTATTGGATGTTCGGTATCCCGACATACCAGATGAGTGTTTCCCTGTTGCCCCCACTCGCATCGAGGACCGTTAATGCCTACTATAAACCTCTTAAAACTTTTTACAGTCTGCAACTGATTCTGGCATATATATTCCACCTTTACGTAACCTATCGTTGATATCCAAGTCAATGGTGGTGGAGGAAAAGTTCCTATTGTACATATGCTCCGTAACAATCGCATACCTCATAGCGTCACAGAAGTGATTGTTTTCATCATTGGGCTTTTCAATAAACTTACTGGAATCATTGGGGTCTGTCTTCCACGTATATGATTTAATCTCATCCATTGCGAATTGCCCATAAGGTCCCATTGAATCTACAATTATTTCAAACCCATTAGTGTATGATATCCCAGCATTGATGTTCTTCTTTGCCTTGAATCCAGTATATCCTGCCTGGAGTAGCAGAGAACCCCTCTCGGCATCAGCAGAATCATAGTAGATGTTTGATGATTTGGGGACCTTTATACTTTCCATAAATTGTAAAAATTCCTTTGTATTCTTTTTTCTTTCATAATATTTACACATTACGTAAACTTTATTATCATAATCTCTGCATTCCACTAATACCATCGGGTCTATAAATCCCCAATCGATGCCATAATAGGGCTTCTGCTCCCATACTTCTTCTGGCCATATAGACCTGGGGGTGAATTTGATTTTAGGGTAAATTACACCCAATGGCTGTCCAGGTATCCCTACAATATATGTTCTATAATAATTCTCATCCTGGGACGCCCTTACAAGCCACCCCTTCACATCTTCCAATGATACATATGGATTCTGGGTGAAATTACTGAAATGAACAATCGAATCCTCCTTTATCAACGGGTCTGGATTAACAGCGAACATCTGCACTACCCAATTATAATAAGAAATCGGATTGTATGCAAGAAACATCTGATTTTTACCCTGAAGATTATATCTTCTTAGACGCGTGTTCAATTGGGCCCATTTATCAGCATTAATCTCTGTGGCTTCTTCAATGAAAATATAATTTACATTCATTGATTTGATTTTTTCAGGGTCGTCCAATCCAATGAAATAAATCTCACTGTTATTATGTGGATTAGTTATTTTCTTTTCGGTCTTGTTGAGCCATTTTTCTATAGGTATTCCCCAATCCCTCAAAGTTCTAACTATACTGGGGTCACCCAAATACACAGAACGTGAAAGAGCAGGCATCGTGGACCTGACCACTGCAAATATCGTGTCCGTTCTTGTTAAGAACAGATAACTCAATCGCTGACATATCGCGGCCGAGTTATGAGTCACGATGTAATCTTCAATAAGGAATAGGCAGTCGTTCGAATCGACCGAGATACATTGGCATTCCTCATCCCCATCCCTCTTTATTGAAGTTATATCGATGGCCTGTACTGGTTTTTTATGAATGTATGTGATTTCATTGTTGAGAATCTGATATTCCAATATCTTTTCCTTTATCCAGTTTTCTTTGAAATCGATTGTGAGCTTATATGACATCGTTATGGTGCTTCTTCTTAAGTAGCAAATCCCACCCAAGGACCAAATTATGTTCTGAATCTTCTTAGCCACAATCTGAGTACGAACCTCCAATACAATCTTTTGGGAATAAACGTCAAACAATCCCGATGAAGCATAGATTCCCATGATGAATTCTATTCTATTCTCTACGGACATCCTCCGATATTCCCTTGGAATATTTGTAATGATGTTTCCCCTCTTATCTACCAAATTATACTTGGCCCAGTCTGATTTCTTCACGGTTCCGAGTAAAATCTCTGCTTCTTCGGGCGTTGCCCCGATTATCGCACCGACTAAAAAGGGAAGGACTGTTAAATTGCAATTCTCAAAATATACAGGCTCGGGGAGGGGGAGGGAGATTTTCCCACCAGCATTCATCTGACAGATTAATTCCTTCGTCGTTCCCTCAGTAATCGGTCCATCATCAACACAGAACGCCCATCGGTGGTTGTCCGCGCACCTCACAGACCTGCCGTCTTCGAATTGAATCTTGTATATCCTTCTAGAGGAGTTATCCCACTTGTTAGTGACCCTGGACGCGCCACCATAGGCATTACTGACCACGTCACCTACCGAGATGTCCTTCATGAGCTTGTAGCCGTCAGGAGTGACCACCTTCGTATCTAAGGGTACAGCCTTTCCACTGCCTGCTCCACCCTGCTCTACTATGTACCTCTTATCTTCCGAATCCCATAAGGAATGTTTGAAGTGGTCCAATATATTAAATTCAACCATGATGTTTTTCTTCCAGTTCATACATCCTGATTTTGAGATGATGATTCTATATCTCTATCAGAATATTGTTTCTTTAAAGCTTCCATCGTAGATTTGATGGATTCCATATCATCCTTACCGCGAGCTTCCATTCCATTGAGGAACCTGAACTCTACAGGGCTGGCCTGTACATTTGCGTTAAGTTCCTGCTGAACCTTGAACTTAAGGTTGTACTTTTCAGGTTCTTGCCTTTCAAGCAGGTACATGGCAACATACTCCTTTCCTGCTTCGAAACTACGGTCATATAAGCTACTATGAATGTCCACAACACACTTTGCACGGGATTTACAGATTCCCAAGTATAGAATTCCTTTCAAGCTCAATAGACTTTCAAGGCCACCTTCTGCGTTTTCAACTTCTTCTTCAGTTATATTCTCGAACTCCGCACATCCTTCCTTAAACCATCTGGTCAGCGTGAAGGGGGATATTCCAACATACATTGCGGAATTGGGAATTGAAACCCCACGACCTACATTCTCGATTATCGTAGTTACATTTTCCAATGTAAGCTTAGAGGATTTAGGGTTTGCCTTCTTGATGGTAGCTAAACAAAAATCATCCAGGTTGCCGACGTCCTCATTTGCATCTTTCTCATCCTCTTTCGAAACAGCAGTATCTTCGAGGGGCAACTCGATATTCATATACGTGTAATAGATAATGAGATATATAAAAATAGTCTAAAATGTTTGATTTAAGACATTATCGCAGATATGTGAGCATAGTCAACAGAATCCACAATGCAGTCCACGATAATATCACATAAATAATCGTTTCAAATACTGCCATGGTTCCGATTAATCCCATATGTATGAAGATTATCGTTATAACCAGGGTCCAGGATACACAGAGCACAGACAGTATTGCAAGCATCAAATCCATTAATTTAGGTTTTTCCATCATATCACTCATATTCATTTCCACCTCTTCTTCTTTTTAGAATTAAGCTCGAATCGGACTACAGTATAACATACGAATATGGTTATCAACATTGCAAATAATATTATAAGTCCTACTAAAGCCGAGCTGAATCGAGTTGCATTATAAATGAAAGTTATAGAAAATATAACGCATGAAATTATACACACGAATATACTATCTACGGCATCATCTATATTCATCTCAATCCTCCTTTTCAATACTTAAAAGAAGTACCTAGTATAAATACATATTCATGTGGCATCTTTCTGCTCTCCAATCAGGGATTTGAGGGATTTCCTCTTCCCACATGAGTTCTTCTCAGGACAATATCCGAGGACATCGCACGATGCGCCCATGTTCTCAAACAGCATAGGAGAAACAGAACAGCATATCTCATGCATCGTCCGCGCAATGCATCTTATCTCCCATTGTGCCCTATTGCACATCCTCAGCTTGAAGAAATTGCGAAGGGCGCGTGCATTCATCGTAACAACGATGTTTGTACAGGTCGCACTGGGAACAATGTACCTAGCGTCCTCTTCGGGGATACCGAGCTCAATCAGAGTATTGTATGCTTCCTTGCACGCACCCATCATCGAATCGAATATCTCCTCTGCTTCATCTCCCATGTCCTTGACAGATTTGGGTACGACATACCCATCTTCAATCCCCGCATATCTTTGGCTTTGCTGAGAGTATGATGCAACCCTGTGCCTGATTAGCTGGTGCGAACACACCCTTGAAATGCCCTCTATCGAGAATGTATAGCTTGCGTGCTCCAGCACACTCTCGTGTCCCGACTTGATGGCGTTGATAAGCGCTGATTTACCTTCTGTATTTTTTATCTCTGTCGCTCCGTCTTCCGAATAGCAACTCTTTGCGCATATTTCGCATAAATCCTCAGCATCGCCAGTATACGATAGCAGTGTAACTCTCATAAGGTCCGATATGATTTTGAATATAAATAGATTATCTAACAACCCTTAAATACAATATTCGCGATGTGTATATATGTATTCGATAAATGATGGTACATTGGTTCCGAGAAGAATGACCACGCACAGCTCAGGGTATGATTTCTATGCTGGAGATACCTATGAGCTTAATCCAGGAGAGTGGACGACCATATTGACTGGAGTAGCATTCGATGGAATGGAGAAGCCCAGGATAGATGGGTCGCCGATGGGGCAATGGTTCATGCTCTTAGCTCCACGCTCGGGGCTCGGAGTGAAATATGGATTCAGGATTAAGAACACGCTTGGGATAATTGACCAAGACTATCGCAATCAGATAATGGCTACGGTCACAGTGGACGTTCCGTATATCCTTGTCGAAGGGGAGAGGTTCATGCAAGGGATTGTTCTTCCATATGGAGTATTCGATAATGAGATTGAGCCGACCGATATGAGGAGCGGAGGACACGGAAGCACAGGAATGAGCTGATAGAAGGACTTAAATATATTGATGTATATTTGAAATCGAGGGTGAAGCTCCAAAACCGCCACCTATCTCTAAGGAGATAAACCATTCCGATTTGGAACACTTCCCCTCCAAAAGTCCTGTAGTGTAGTGGTCAATCATATCTGCCTTTGATTGTTTGATTGTGTGGTTTAACTGCATCACTCCATATAATCGACAGAAGAAAGCAGGTGACTGCGGTTCGAATCCGCACAGGACTACTCCCCTTCACAATATATAAATACCATCAATCTATATTATATTTATGCAAACCACATATATGAAACTGAAGAAAGTCGTAAACGATATGAAGAAGAGTACGTTCGACGATTGGGACGGTTCGCCTGCAGGATATAACGAACAGCCTAACTTGTGGTATCTGGTTGCAGGGAAGAAGATTAAATTCGTATTCAGGACCAAACCCACTGGGAAGACGTTCTCCTTGACCACGCTTGAGGGGAAAGAGCGTGAGGAGAACGAATACCATGATATCTCTCTGACAACATCGGAGATGATTGTGACTAACAACAAATCTAAACTGACAAAGAAGTTCTCACTTAAGGATAATTAAAGGGGGAAGATGAAAATGGATTTACCTACAATTTGCATGAGTATAATTTTAATTGTATTTGCGATAGGCATCATAACTATTGCGTGGTCAACGTATGATTCGATTCAACATACAAGATGGTTTTATTATGAGCATCCCGAGTATTCCCCAAAATATCGAAAAATGAAAATGAAAGGATATAAAGAGGAAAGAAAGCGTAAGTGAGGTTTCGATGATTCACATATTCATTGCGAGCATGATGATGGTTGGAGCAATATGTGGTGCGATTACTATATGTGTGCTAATTAGCAGTGTAATATGGGAATTGAAGAAGAGATTTAGATTGTGGAAAAGAAAAAGAGAATTTAGGAGATGGTGGAGATGGTGAGCACCAAATATATGAATCATCGAACAACCAATCATGCTGTAATAAACTCCTTCCCAACCATACTACAAGTATCTCCATCGCAACCTTTATAAGTACATATGGTATAGGTATATCTAAGGGGGAGAAGGGGGCAGGACCCCTGGAACCCTTATGGAGAGAAAAAGACATGGTAAAGAGAGTATATGGAACATGGACCCAAAATGGAATTGAGATTGACGAAGTCGAGCTTGACGGTGACAGACACGCATTCGAAATGTCGGTAAACGGCAGGACCGTCGTTACCATTTACGCTGATTCGCCTGAAGATACCTACGGCATAAGGGAAGCCCTGGATGCTAACGAGGATGTAAGAGATTGGGAGGATTGGGACGGCAACAACGTCGGAATGCTGATTACCCAGCGGACCACTGGCCTTAGAGATACCCTGAGGGG